AATCAGTAGTCAACGATATTCAAAAACTTGGGGTCGCAGAACTCCAAGCCAAGCAACAGTTCCAAAAAAAACAACGGGTAGTTAAGGGCGATAGCACCATCCTCACGGCTTTTGCGGAGTGGCGCAGACTTAAAGAAATCAAGGAAGCAGAGGACGACTTATTCAAGCAGCTTGTCGAGCGTTATGGCAAGGACAAGGCTGAACACGAGTGGAAGGACATCCAAGCTATCAAAGAACGCCAGATGAAGGAAGTTAAGGACGGGCGTGACGAGATGGGGCGTGACCTAAAGAAACTCCGAGAACTCAAGGTTATGTGCTTCGTAGCCTCGCTAATCATAGTCACCACTTACTACATCTTCAAAGGACACCTGTAATGCTATCCCTTATTTCTTCCGCTGTCGGATTCCTAGCCTCTGGTCTACCGCAAATCCTAAACTTCTTCCAAGACAAGGCTGACAAGGCGCAAGAGTTGAAGTTAGCCCAGATACAGACCGAGCGCGAGTTAGCCCTTGCAGAACGCGGTTTCCTAGCCCAACAGAAGGTCGAGGAGATTAGGACTGACCAGATTGCCCTTCAGACCGACGCAGACCGCCAGGGAGCCGCTTTAGACCACGACAAGGCTATCATGGCTCGCGCCTCTAGTTGGGTCGTGAACTTAAACGGCATAGTGCGACCTGCGGTCACCTTTATATTCGTCCTAGAGTTGGTGATGATTAACATCGCGCTGACCTACTTCTTGCTTCGTGGCGGGTTAGGTAGCATGGACGTGGAGCAGTTTATCGCCGCCACCGACGTAATCTTCTCCGAAGACGAGATGGCTCTACTAAGCGGAATTATAAGTTTTTGGTTCGGGAGTCGCCAGTGGGGTAAGAAGTGAATGTAGTAAAAACACCGCTTAATGACGCTTTTATTGTTGAACCAAAAGTCTTTGAGGACGACAGGGGTTTTTTCTTTGAGTCGTTCAACCAAAAAAACTTTGAAGAATACGCAAAGGTTAATTTTGTGCAAGACAACCACTCAGCGTCTAAAAGAGGCGTGTTAAGGGGTCTTCACTACCAAGTTAACCAAGCGCAAGGAAAACTCGTAAGGGTTGTTAGCGGATGCGTGTTTGATGTTGGGGTAGACATAAGACAAAAATCATCAACATTTGGTCAATGGTTTGGTGTTGAGCTGTCCGACAAAAACAAAAAACAATTTTGGATTCCTGTTGGGTTTGCTCACGGATTTCTTGTGTTGTCTGAACACGCTGAGTTTGTTTACAAAACAACAGACTACTACGACTCAAAAAGTGAACAATGCATTTCTTGGGATGACAAAACATTAAAGATTGATTGGCCTTGTCTTGACGTAGATTTTTCTCTATCAGAAAAAGACAAACTTGGTAAAACTTGGCAAGAGGCGATTAAATTTTGAAAGTAAGCAAAGAAGCGATAGAGGGCATTAAGAAAGACGAGGGGGTAAGGACAAAACCTTACCGCTGCCCAGCCCTGCTTTGGACTGTTGGAGTTGGACACGTTATTGACCAGAACCACATAAGGGTGAAGTTCGATGACCGCAAAAATCTACCAATTCCCGACGGATGGGACAGAACTCTTAGCATGGCAGAAGTCGATGCTCTCTTGGCTCAAGACTTGGCTACATTCGAACGAGGTGTACTGCGCCTCTGTCCAGGTGGACTTACTCAAGGCCGCTTTGACGCTTTGGTTTCCTTCTCCTTCAACGTCGGCCTCGGCAACCTCCAAAGGTCAACCATCCGCATGAAGCACAATCGTGGCGACTTTGAGGGCGCGGCAGAGTCCTTCATGGCGTGGACTAAAGCGGGCGGGAAAGAGCTACCTGGCTTAGTTAAACGTCGGAAGCACGAACGCGCTCTCTATGAATCTGAGTAATCCTCTCCCGTAACTCATCTGCTACGGTCAAATTGTGCTTGGCCTCAAACTGGTCAAGCCACTTCCTCCTCGCCTCCCTTGTCGGGAGCGTCAACACATACCTTGCCAGCCCCTCTATCTTCGCCTCATGTTCGCTCATCACGATTTGATAGAACTCCTCTTTGGTGGCGGTAAAGGTTCCTCTGTTAACCAACCCTAGCAAATGTTTTATGCAACGCTTTTCTGGCGGTGGTGACGGCTCTGGCTGCGTCAGATTTTCGAACAAATCTCCCAAGATAATACCTCTTATAGTTGGCGCAAACGTGCGCCTCGTAAAACTTTTCCTTCCTCTTGTAGACACCCTTTATGTTGGACTTGGTTTTCTCTCTGCGCTTGGAGTTCCACCTGTTCTCCATCTGCGTGGCAACCCTGAGATTGCTTAGTCTATTGTCGGCAAACTTGCAGTTCTTATGGTCAACGGTCTCAGGCCACCACCCGTGGTGATAAGCCCAGATAATCCTGTGAGCAAAGTAAGGCTTTTTGAATATAGCAATCTTGCGATAACCGCGAGTGGTTATGTGTCCTGCAATTGTGTTGGCGTACCTACGGTTCCACATGACGTAAGCAGAATACTTGGCGAAAGCCTCAATGGGTCGAGGCTTCCACACAAGTTCTCCTTTCCTGTAAACAAACAGGGCGCGTAGCTGTTGCTTGCTTAGAATGGAATGTCGTCCTCTAAGGCTTGTTGCTTCGGCTCTGCCTTTGGTTTCGGTAGTTCAACCTTCAGGCTCATAAACTTCTGCCCAGACTTGCCTGTCTTAATCCACGCGGCTAGGTTGTACTCAGTCCCGTCTACGTTTAACTTTCCCTTGTAGGCAGGAGCCTTCTCGTTGTCACTTTCGTTCTTAAACAACACACCGCTATTACTATTATCGTATTCCATAACTTCTCCTATTTGGCTGCTAAATAAAGACCCACGTTGCCTAATGCGTACCCACAAAATGCCACGCCTAGACCCACCTTACCCTCTAGTAGCAATTGAATTGCGACTACAAGGTATACAACACCGATACCGGCTATTAACCACGCCGCCACTCTGTCCACCCCGCGAAGATAATAACGCCAAGCATAAATAGTAAGAACCACGCCGCGTCCTGCGCGTAGAAGTGTGCAGCTATAAGTCCGTCTCTCATTCTTCGTCCTCCGTGTTCATTAGTAATTGGTACTTAATCACCTCTAAAACCCCCACCACAGAGGCTAGAGGTAGTGCCTCGTCAAACTTCTCCACAGCCCCCACAATCTCTTGGTACAGGGCTTCTATCATCACCTGCTGGCTCAACCCCGCATCTCCTGGGCCAAAGTCTTGAATCCCCAATCTTCTGCCATCCTCGCGCACCGCAACATCTCCTCCTCGCGCACAATATCCGCAAACCTCTGCAATTGCGTGCGAGAGTCCTCGTGGAAGTTGAACAATATCTCCCCCTCCTTCAAAAACAATCCCGCCTCTACCGCTAGGTCGTCAATCGTCACACTCGGCCTCCACTTCCTTTAAAAATAACTGTACCTTTTCCAACATCTCGTCCATGTCCTTTTGCTCCGGCTCAAACCGCACGATAAATAGCATCTTGCTCACAGGCAGTCGGGAGTCAAAACTCACAAAGTCGCACCACTTCCTGCCCGTACAGGCTAACTGGAGCATCATCTGGTTCTTATACTTTGCCGGAACCTTTCCTGCTTTTCTGTATTGCAGGTGCGTAGCCGTGTTCGGGTTCTTAATCTCTACCAAGCCATCCCCCACAAGCCCGTCAGGAGAGGCTCCAAGCCATTGTATTGTCGGGTGTGGTACGAAGCCTACTTGGTCTACGAAAACGCCTGTGTGAGCCTCGTATGCGGCTCTGGCGATGGGTTCCTGCTCGGTTCCGCGAATCATAGCCGCGTTGGGCGCAAAACCAGCCTGTGGGGTCTTGGTAAGTCTTTCGGCTACAAGCTGCCAGAGGTAGTTCTTGCGGGTCTCTGTGTCCTTACCCGCTAAAGCGTCGCTAACCCTGCTGGCTGTTACAAACCCCAGCCTCGCCTGTAACCACTCCTCCGAACCTTGGACTATTTCTTTGTAATCGGTCATTGAGCCTCCTCTTGGCTATGTGTAATTCTGCCTCTAGCCTGTCCGTACTCATCCGTAATCTCTGGGCTACATTGTGGCTCAAGTTATACGGATACTGGATGTACCTTGCCTTCAACACCCTGCGGGATATATCGGGTAATTCCCTAACCGCGTCCTCCACCATCTGCCCGTCCAGCATATCGGGTTCTATTCTCGGTTCCTCGCCCTCAAAGACATCCTCGGACTCGTAGTTCCCCTCTGCGCTGGCTGCGCGGGTACGGTGTTCTGGGCCAACATGACCCCAAGCACAATAAAACGCCCAGTTCTTTAATCTGTCTTCCGAAACCATAAGTCGTATAACTCCGGTCTGTTGGCTTTAATCCAAGGTTGGGCAGATTGTATAAGTTCTTTGGCATTAAATCCACAGGTTTGAGAGCCAACGTGGTGGACGTAAGCCCTGCTGATGGCGTGCTGAAATCCCTTCTTCTGTATGTCTAGGCATTGCACATCGTCCGAGTACCAGTTGATAGGTGGGAAGTCCACCCATGCGTCTTTGTGTATGTAACTACAAATTGGGGCTATAACATCGGTGATGTTAATAAGGTTCTCGGTCTCGTACCTGAACCACTCCATTTTTCCCTGCCCAAGCCGAATGTTCTGCAAACCTCGGGCATAATCAGACCTAGCGGCTACCCATCCGAGGGGGATGCTTTTGTCTCGCAAAAACGTAACGTCTTCGCCAAGCAACTTCCAGGTGCTAGGGTTGAACACAATATCGTCGTTACAGACCACCACCTCGTCGAACTCCTCAAACGCCCGCTTGACCACGGCGTTGTAAGCGTCCCCAAAGTTGTCCGCGTTGTTGGGCAGGTTTATCGTCCTGTGGCGTGGGAGAATAATCTCGCTACCGGCTAGGAATACCGTTACGTCTTGCGGGACGTAGAAGGTTATGGAGGCCGCTAGGACAGGTAGGCAAGCCCCCTTAGTTGTTGCTATCGCTATCGCTTTCATTTATTCCCTACCGGTAAAGTTTTGCCCAAAAGACGGTATACATCCTCTAATAATTCCTGTTCGGTAAATCCGTAGTGCTTGGGGAAGCCTTTGGTTCCGAGT